AATTGAGTATGTAGGAGCCGCATCTCCTGCTCCTGCAATCCCTTCGGTCATTTTTACCGCTACACAAGTCATGTACACACAGGTTGGACCTACTGGTGCAACTGGTTTAACGGGCGCTACTGGAGCAACTGGACTTACTGGTCCAACAGGTCCGACTGGTATTGGTGCTACTGGTGCCACTGGACCACAAGGTGCCACAGGCGACACAGGTCCTACGGGTCCAACTGGTTTAACTGGTGCAACGGGTGTTACTGGTGCAGTGGGCGCTACGGGCGATACTGGTCCGACAGGACTAACTGGTGCCACAGGTCCGACTGGTTTGACTGGTGCCACAGGCGCTACAGGATTGACAGGTGCGACTGGCGCAACTGGTGTAACTGGAGATACGGGTCCTACGGGTGCTACAGGTCCAGTTGGTGCAACAGGCTCTACTGGTGCTACTGGTGCCACAGGTTTGCAGGGAGAAAATGGAGCGGCTGGAGAGGCTGGTGCCACGGGCGCAACTGGTCCGAGCGGACTTCAGGGTAATACAGGAACAGTAGGCCCAACAGGTGCGACTGGACCAACTGGCCCCACAGGACCCGCTGGAACAATTATTGTTTCAGACACGCCGCCACTTTCCCCATCGGTTGGCGATATTTGGTTTGAATCAGACACTGGCAAAACATTTGTTTATTACGACTCGTTCTGGGTTGAAACAAACGGTGGTGGTTCTGGTTCGGTACAGGAAACAACGCTTACAACAAATAGCGCAACAACTATTACGAGTTTTAGCAAGACAGCCATGAGGAGTGGTGAGTTCCTCATTCAGGTAACTCAAGGCTCAAAATACACTGTCTCCAAAATTCTTCTGATTCATGATGGAACAACACCGACACTTGCTGAATACGGTGTTATTGAACTTGGTGGAAGTCGTATACCTCTGTCAATTTCAACATCAATTAGCGGTTCCAATGTTTTAGTCCAAGCAACAGTTACAGATGCTGCGTCTACAAACGCAACGGTAAAAGTTATTTCAAGTTTGATAGGTTTATAAATATGAGAATTCAACTTTATTGCTGGTCTCTGAACTCAACTGGCGAACCAGCAAAAACGCAGGAACAACTTGCACAGGCACTCCGTGATATGCGTCAAATTTTGCTGTCCGAATCAGACTGGACACAGATGCCAGACTGTCCACTTTCTGAAGAAATAAAAAACGACTGGCGAATTTGGAGACAAGAAATGAGGGACATAACAGTAAATGCTTTGTTCCCATTAGAAAACACCATTCAACTGCCTGAGCCTCCAGAAACTGGAAGACCAAAGTCCTGGGATAACTGGGATTTGAGCCGTGGGGCATTGCCTTGGACCGAAATGCCACAAGATAACGAGGAAACAAACAATGGCTAGAACACGATTCAAAGTAAAAGAAGGAATATCTGTTGCTGACGATAATTCCGCTGACGGTTACCCATTGGTTCCAGTCGGAACTGTTGTTGCTTTTGCTGGAGCCTCAGCGCCAGAAGGTTGGCTTTTATGCGATGGCTCTGCCGTAAGCAGAACAACATATGCAAATTTATGGGCTGTTCTTAGTTCTACATACGGCAATGGCGATGGTTCTTTAACATTTAATTTGCCAGATGCAAAAGGCAGAAGTGTTTTGGGTGCTGGTGCTGGCTCTGGATTGACAACACGAACAATTGCAGGCACTGGTGGCACTGAGACGGTTACTCTTACAGCAGCGCAATCTGGCACAACAGCGCACGGTCACAGTAATACAATTTCTGCTTCAACTGGAACCGTTTCTTCTGACCATGTTCATAACGCTAATCACGGCCATACAGCATCTAGCGGTGGAGCAAGCAATAGTGGTGCGAGCCATAACCATGCATTGCCTCGTGCATTTATTGGACAGGCGGGCACTAACCGACTTGTTGTTTCCGCAAACCCCACAGACAATGGAATCAATGTTTACTCCAACAGTGCAGACCATACTCACACAATAACGGTGGATGGCAACAACTTTAATACTGGTGGTATTTCGGCGAACCACACACACTCGGTAACCATTTCTGGCGGTGTGTCAACATCAACTGCAGCAAGCGCAAGTGAATCGCACAACAACATGCATCCATTCCTTGTTCTCAACTACATCATTAAGTACTGATTATGGCTATTGACTTTCCAAACTCACCAAGCACAAACGACCTTCACTCTTCTTCTGGTAAAACATGGAAGTGGGACGGAGAGAAGTGGATTGTCATCTATACAGACCTTTCTGGCCCTGTAGGTCCAACTGGTCCAACTGGTCCGACAGGTCCGACAGGAGCGACTGGCGCTACGGGTCCAACGGGAAACACTGGCCCCACTGGAGCCACTGGTTCCACTGGACCAACTGGGGCCACTGGACCAATAGGCGCTGAATCAACTGTTCCAGGTCCAACTGGTGCAACGGGTCCTGCTGGTGCTACAGGTCCTGCAGGCGCGACTGGTGCTACTGGTCCTGCTGCAACATGGTCTGACCCTCAGGTAATTACATCAAAGACAGCAAACTACACACTTGCATCTGCAGACGCTGGAACATTTATTCAAGCAAACTCTGGTTCAGCAATAACCTTAACGGTAAGCACCTCAACCGCCCTTTCTGCTGGTCAGTCAATAAACATTATGCGTTATGGTTCTGGCACTGTCGCCGTTGCTGCTTCTAGTACAACGATTTATTCCACTCCAGGATTAAATCTTCGTGCTCAGTATTCTGTAGCAACGCTTCTTTGTGTTTCTTCAAACACATATGTTCTGTTTGGAGACTTGAGTTGACATGCCAGTTTTTCCTGGTGCAAGCAGTATTCCGAAACTGTTACCTGCTATAAGCATTTCTCCAGTTACAAATTTCAACGAGAACCTTGCAACATTAAATTCAATAGTTTCTGCCAACAAATACCCAACTACTGTTTATTTTGATTACTCAACTAGTTCATCTTTTACAACATTTACAACAGTTACATATGGCTCTACTGTAAGTGGTCAGGCTTCAAGCGTTTTTCACAACATAACTGGTCTAGCGGTTGGGACTCTCTACTATGTCCGTTGCCGTGCAACAAACGCAATTGGAACTACTACAAGTTTAAGCGCATCATTCACTACCTGGTCTCTAAAGACATTTACGCAAACAACTGCTGGTTCTTTCTCTGTTTCAGTACCTTCAGTTACGCCTACTGGTGGAAGCGCCATAGCGCCAACACTGTATGAAATGATTCTTTATGGAGGTGGAGGAGGAGCAAACTACGGTGGTGGCGGTGGTGGTGGTTATCGCTTGTTCTCTTCCCACACATCGTCTTCTTCTGGTACGCAGACAATCAGTGGTTCTGTAGGAGCAGGTGGTACCGCAGGAAATGGCGGTACAGGAACTGGCACTGCGACAACAGGTGGAAGTACTACATTGACTGTTGGTTCAACATCATGGACTGGTGGAGGCGGAACAGCAGGACAGCATCCAGGTGTCAATAGTGCTCCTAGTGGTAGAGGTGGAACTGTCGGAAGCGGCACTAACGCTGTAAATATTGGTGGTACCAACGCTTATGGCTACTACTACTTCACTGGTACTTATGTTCAGGTCGTAGTTGGCTATGTGCAGGTATGTCAAAGTTTTGACAAGAACGGAAACTGTACTGCGTATGGTCCAGACTACAACCAGCCGATTTACGGCAATGACACCAACCAGCCAATTTATGCATGGAGTGCTTCATACTATGCATGTGGTGGCGGTGGTGGTACTGACTCTGCTGGCTCAAACGCTTCTGGACATACGACAGCAACTCAAATTGGCGGTAACGGAGGAACTGGTGGTGGAGCATATGGTATTCGTGGAGGAAACGGAGGCGGAGGCTATGGAACGCAGGGGAATGGTTCTGCTGGTGGCTTCTCGGTTGGTTCTGGAACCATAGTGGGTAGCGGTGGTTCACAATTTGCTGCAGGCCTAGCGGGCGGCATTACATTCAAGTATTATGGCCCATAGGAATAATCATGAGCGTTTCATTTTTCAACAACACCGTAATAGAAAACTACCGTTTGTTTTATGTTTTAGACCATATTACAGATACATCTCTAGAAATCTATAGGCGCACACCAGCAGGCGATGACCCATTTGAAGATGCTGATGTTTTTGTTATGGATACAGGCCATCTGTTGGTTGCAATTAAGCACCCATTTAAGCATGCGGGAAACATATGCTTAATTGCCAAACATGAGCAGACAGAAGAAGTTGTCAACCTAACTCCTTGGGAACGATTAGTGGATGTTTATGACACAGGTATTGATAACACTGACCAAGGTTTTTTTATTTTTTGTGAATCCAGAGCCATTTTTGACCCAGAATTAGAATGGCGCTGCGACAACACAATGTATGGACCACATGCAGGTTTTGTGCAAGAAAATAGTCGGGTCGTTCCAGAACTAAATAAAATTTTAGTGTACGAAACAATTATGTCTCTACATAATGTTGGCTACTTGATATATCTTCACCTTCATGATGACATTGAAATTCGTGAAAAATACAAAAACAATGCAGAAGTACCCTGCGTGGGTCTTACATTGTCTGAAGCCTTTAAGTTGCTTTACGAATGGTCAGAAGTTGCCAAAGAACCATTTAATAGCACTCAAGACATTGCTCTTAAAACAAAACAATTTTTAGAAACCTTTGGATTTTCATACGACTTTATTGATGACCAAGCAGACATGCAGGTGGCTAATTATTTAAAGGGAAGCAACAGCGCACGGCTTAGGCCAGAAGGTATTCAGCCGAATAAACCCGAGTTGGTTAGATTCGTTCAAAAAAAGATGGCATCAAGTTCCCTGGCCTTTATTCATTACCTCTACCCAGAACTAACACAGTTAGAAGGTGTCGCGGTTCGTGAAAAAGAAGAACTGGATGCAGGAATATTAAGGTTTAGAGAGTTCTACCAGGTGCCTCTTGAGTGGCCGATTACTGATGTTGAACGCATCGTTGAACACTGCGAGTTATACTTTAATCCAACAATTGGTGCGTATGTCCACAATCAACTCCGTCTTTTTAGGAACAAAGAATACATTTTGAATCAAATTTTAGAAGAAAGTCTCTAAGAAATACTATGCGTTTTCATGTAGTGGGCTTGCCTCACACAAACACGACAGAAGATTTTACAGCCTGCGCTTATACGGAAAAAGTTCGTAAGTTCTGCATAATGATGAAAGACCTGGGACATACGGTTTTTCTCTATGGTGGGGAATTTAACGAAGCGCCTTGCGATGAGCACATTATGTGCATCACTGAAGAACAGAGGCTTTCGGCTGTAGGCGGCAATCATTACTCGGCTGCCTCATTTGATTGGAATCTTCCACATTGGGTTGAATTCAATGGCAATGTAATCAAAGGAATTAAGGAACGGCTAGAGCACAAGGACTTTATCTGTCTTATCGCTGGCTATGCGTCCAAGCCAATTGCAGACGCTTTCCCGAATGAACTGAGCGTGGAGTTTGGTATTGGATACGGTGGTTCGTTTGCCCCATACAAGGTCTTTGAGTCCTACGCTTGGATGCACTCTTGTTACGGGTCAAAAGTTACCGACCCGCATGCTCTTGACGGGAAGTTCTATGACACGGTAATCCCGAGTTACATTGATGTTGACGATTTTCCCCTACAGGAAGAGCCAGATGACTACTACCTATACATCGGTCGCCTTATTGAACGCAAGGGTTATCAGATTGCAGTTGATGTATGCAAGGCTCTTGGAAAGCGCCTAGTTATCGCTGGTCAAGGCGTACCTCCTTCATACGGCGAGTATGTCGGCGTTGTCGGCACAGAGGAGCGGGCCAAGTTGATGGGTGGAGCAATTGCCACATTTACACCAACTATCTATGTTGAACCTTTTGGCACAGTTGCCGTAGAAGCGATGGCTTGTGGCTCACCTGTAATCTCAACTGACTGGGGTGCTTTTACGGAGACCGTAATTCACGGCATTACTGGATATAGGTGCCACACTCTGCAGGAGTTCGTTAATGCCGCTGAAGATGTAAAAAACCTAGACCGCCGATTCATTAGTGAGTACTCCAAAAAGCGCTATGGCCTTGAGACGGTAGGAAAAATGTACGAAGAGTATTTTTATCGTCTTCAAACTCTTTGGTCTAAGGGTTGGTACGAACTAAAAACCAATTAACTATTTACACGCCAAAAACAGCATGAATAGTAAAATTGTGCTGTAACTGGCGCTTGGAGTGTAAATGCCTATAAAACTTTTTACAGACGGAGAAGTGCTTACCGCTTCTTCGGTGAACACCTACTTCATGGACCAGGCTCTCTGTGTTTTTGACGACGCCACAGCAAGAGACGCCGCATTTGGTGGAGCAGGCGAGCCAACTCTTCAAGAAGGAAGAATCTGCTACTTAAAGAGCGATGGAATCCTTTATATCTATACAGGTTCTGCATGGAGTGCCCAGTTGGCTGATATTGCTAACGGCTCTATTACTACAGCAAAACTTGACGGAACATCTAACTCAGAGGCAGTCACCACTGCAAAAATTAGGGCTGGTGCTGTAACAACAGCAAAACTTGCACCTTCTCTTTCTTTGACAACCCCAACACTTGGTGTTGCTTCTGCTACTTCAATCAACAAGGTTGCCCTTACTGCTCCAGCAACATCTGCGACTTTGACTCTTGCTGATGGCTCAACTCTCGCTACATCAGGTGCATACAGCATTACGCTTACCTCAACAGCGCTTACATCTGTAACACTTCCAACTTCTGGAACGCTGGCAACGCTCGCTGGCTCGGAGACGCTGACCAACAAAACGCTGACAAGCCCAACAATCAACAGTCCAACAATCAACAGTCCAACAATTACTGGCTTTACTCTTGGCGATGCGAGCATCGTTTTTGAAGGAGCAACTGCTAACGCTTTTGAGACGACCTTGACTGTTACTGACCCAACTGTGGACAGAACAATCACCTTGCCAGATAGGAGCGGAACCGTCATAACAAGCGGAGATACAGACACTGTCACAGAAACAATGATTGACTACTCAACAGTTCCTCAGCAGTTTGTACAGAACAGCACCCCAACAGGTAAATCTGGAGACATCTGGATTAAGATTCCAGCGTAGGTAAACAATGCCTAATGTAAGCCCTTACGAACTATACGGAAACAATGGTTCCACTTGGGTCGCCCCAACATCTGTTAGCGGCAATGACGGTTCATGGGAATATGGATTTGCCGTTTACTACCACAATGGGACAGGCTGGGTTGAGGTTTGGAACGCCAGACCGCAGGTTGTTTCTACAAGCATGGCTACTACTTCTACAGGATTGACTTTCTCTGGAACAGCAGACCCAAATAACTTTGCTACTACTGCAAAGTTTGAATATAAAGAAGTTGGCGCTGGTTCCTACTCTAATTCTGGTACAACGACAACTGGAATGGGTGACGGAGTGGATGGCGCTGTTTCTTATACAGTCACAGCAACAGTTGCCGACACTTATAAAAATTGGGAATCAAGAGCATCTGCTACCAATACTGGTGGTACTGGCACAGGTTCTACAGTAACCCTTGACTGTAGAAAACACGATGCTGGCGGTTCTGGTTGGGGAACAAGTGATTCTTCAAACTCAAGTACATGCGATGGTTGTGGTGCTGTTGTCACAAGAACATACACAAAAAGTGGATGTCAACAATATTCTGGTGTTATACAAAACTGTGGAACATGGAATGCTGTTCCATACTTAAGCGGTGTTTGTTATTATGTTCCTAACGGAACATATCAATACGCACAAGAATCAATATTTGGATGGTTCTACTACACCAGTTCGTCTTGTTCAACACTTGCACAAACATGTGCATCGGGAAGCGGAGGAATTGGACCTTCTGGTGTTGAACAGTGTTCGGTGACTGGAACATATAGAGTTATTGGTCCAGACCAGTGCTACATAGCAAGTTGCTGTTAATAGATTTTGGAGAAATTATGCCACATTATATTTTTGTGATTGACGGTGAAGTCGCTGGGGAAATGCCGTTAAAAGAGATAAGAGACCAAGAAGGAAATATCCTTCCTGGAGTTGAAAAACTTATGGCCATCCTTAGTAGCGACCCAAAAATTATTGTTTCTGAAGAGCCAGTTGAAGAAGGCTCAACCTGGGATGGAACTTCATTTACTCCTCCTGTATAGTGAGACTATGAACCCTTGGCAAGAGTGGAAAAAGAAAAACGCTGAGCGCCAGGCTTCTGGCGTCGTACGCCCCTGGGATGTTGTAAATCCAGAAACCGAGTACGCCCCAGTTGAGGTAATTGCTCGCAGATACAAAATGTGCGAAGAGTGTGACAAGTTCCTTAAAAGCAAACAATGCTCTGAATGCGGTTGTTTTATGCCTCTTAAAACGAGACTAAATATGGCGCAGTGCCCATTGGGTAAATGGTAGAACCTTCCCCGTGCTAAAATTGACCGAGCACGGGGGTGTGGTTTGTATCGGTCAAGGTTTTTTAGACTAGTTGTATTTACGCCGTTAATACTTCTGCTATTTATCCCATCCTCTGCTTCTGCTGATTCTGGCTTAAAAGTAACCGTTTATAATAATTTTGGTTACAACGGCGCACCTCCGCTCCCAGATGTTTCTGGAAGACCCATTGTTGGCGAAACAACCGTATCAAGGGTTCAACAAAACTTTGACCAAGAACCTCCGTTTGGGATGTATGAAGACTTTATTGTTCGCTATGAAGGGCGCATAGCATCTCCAGTTTCTGGAACTTTTAGGTTTTGGCCACAAGCAGATGACGGTACAAAACTTTATATAGACGACCTACTTATTCAGAACGACTGGCGTGACAAGGGCGGTGGCGGAGAACTTTCCAGTTATGTCACATTTGAGGCTGGCGTATCAAAGAAGTTTGAGATGTGGTTCTACGAAAATGGCGGCGGAGCCTGGACAAATCTTTATTGGGATATTGGCAACGGATGGGAGATAGTCCCAGACAGCGCATTCACTACAGAC